GTAGAGCTGGAAGTTCAGTTATAATGTTGCGACATGTGTTAAAGAATACAATTCTTGGTTCTTCTGTGAACTCATCTACTTGTAGCCTACGGTGTATCTCGTTCTTACCGGCTATACGTGAACCTCTGGAACGGTCTGAAGGACGCCAACGGCAACCTTTCATAATCATTTGTTCTGCTAGAGAGGGGCCAGTGTCTCCTCGGTTATGCCACAGAGAACTATCTAGGACTCCGTAACGTATCTTCTCACCTTGCTCAACCTCTAAGATCATATCAGCTAGATCGGAGGCTGTTACCTTGCTGCAGTACAGCTCTCGGTAAATAACAATCTGTTCAGAAGGAGTAACAGCAAACCAAAGTACCGCTGTCATTGATCCGTACCCGTAGTCGCAAGCTCTGAACTTAGCCCAGCTGCTTGGAATATCGTATGGCTCGACTACGTGTTTATTAGTATTAAACTCTGAAAAGGCTGCACCCTCTGAAATAGACCAATCACCATCAAGTAGTTGACGCCGTTGGTGCTCAGGCATTGAGAGTAGGTTGGCCTCATACATACCATCTTCTGATAGGTACGGGTTGTTAAAAAGGTTAGCAGGGATGAACCTACGCTTAAAGAGTGGTTGACCCTCACGAGTATGTCCTTTAGGCCACTGAATCGTCTCTCCGTGCTCGTCAGTAGCATGAAAGCTAGTGTTGGCAGGGGCTGGATCAATAAACATCTTCTTAACCCAAAAGTGACCAGGCCCACCAGGGTTTGTTGTACCACGCATATAGAGTGGAAGACCAGAGACTTTTGTTGCACGTAGACGGGAACGCATGTAGTTCCAAGCAAAAGGAGAAGGCCACTGGGTCATCTCATCGAGACCAATCCAGTTGAACGCTTGCCCCTGATAACGCATAACGTCATCGTCACGGTCTAGGTAAGACATCCAGAGAGTAGCACCACTAGGTGCGACCCAAGTCTTATCTCGTTCAAGGAACTTAATCCCTGGGATTGCTTTAGGGTATAGTTGTTTAGAAACTGATATAAGTTCACGAAGTTCTTCTGTTGATCGACGAACAAGAAGACCACGAGACTGTGGGTTATTAAAGTAACGAACAGGATCAGCTACCATCGCGTAGGACTTACCACCACCCGCTGCACCACCGTAAAGAACCTCTTGCTCACTCGAAGCTAGGAAGTCTGTTTGTGGGCCTGGGTTAGGTGAGAAGATAATGTCTTGAGCAGCTTGTATATCAATATCAGCTGGCTTCGCTCTCGCTGGGACTGTCCTCGTCGGCGTAGAGGGTTCTTGTACCACGACCACCGAGTCTTGCTTTGTCGAGCTTTTCCGCTTTTTCCGAGGCTTCTTTGAAGCGCCTTGCATACCCTCGATGGGCATCGGCCTTTCCTCGCCTCTTTTCTTCGATGTTGACACGTTTCTTTAACCCTACATGTGAGATATATCTTCCTGATTGCTCAGACAACCACCTAGATACCATTCGAAGGCTATACTCAGCTAAATACTTCTTAGCTTGTTCTAGCATTTCTAGTTCTGAAGGGATTGGTTGTAGGATGTCTTTATCATCAGGGTCTTGTTCATAACCAAAAGGAATATGTCTTCCTACCCTTACAATAGGGTACCATTCTCCGTCTAAACCTTTCTTAGGGATTAACCAAGTTTGTTCAGGAAGGACAGTCTTAAATGTAGGAGCTTGCTTACGTGCCATTAATATACCATATATCGTTTAGGTTGTCAACCCTTATTCGTCTTCTGTTTTCTTAGCAGGTAGAATAAATACAGCTTCTTTAGCTGAAATCTCTACCTTCTCTGTTTTAGCAAAACCAGCTCGGTCCATAAGGTCTTTTGCTGCTGCCATCTTTTCCTTAGCACCTAGCATATCTGTGTCACCCATAACTTTGTACATTGTAAAAGCTGCTTTAGTAGAGCTTTGTGCAATGAACTTACGGGTTAAGTCAAATATCTCATCCGACATAGAAGCTGTTACGGAAGAAGTAGGTACGTTTTCAGAATAACCGGCTAGGCGCTTTGCCTTCAAAGGATCACCTTCAGCTTCGTCAAACAAGACTGCAAGGAATAGTTCTTGCTTTTCAGTTAAAGCACGTTTAGCCATTGTTACTGCTCCCAAGCTTCATTAATGTCAGGGGTGCTAGGGTCATCTGCTACAAGATGTCCTTTAGCGTTACGGGCACGTTTAGGTGCAGCCGGTTTATTAAGCAGACCAAGCAAGAACTCATCAGTAGTTTGGAAATCACCGTATGGGTCCATTTGACCTACGACATCTCCACGAGAGTTTACAATCTGGTCAGCTGTAGCTATGTACCCAACCTTTTTAAGGTCTTTCTCTGCAAGTTTAATCTTCATCGTTATTTCTTTCTTTGTGTCCCAGGGTTTGAAGCACCACAAGTTACATAACCACCTTTAGCATACTTGCTTGAATTAGCTTTGCGTGGAAAACTACGGTTAGCCGACTTAGGTTTAGCTGTAAGGTTCTTAAGGGAGTTGTCGTTAGGGTTGCCGTTCTTGTGATCGACATCTTTGCCATCACCTTTACTAACAATACCTTTTGCCTCTAGTTTACGTCTAGCTTGCTTACGAGAAGCATTCTTAGCTAGCTCTGTTGGTGTTGACTGTAGTTGTCGCTCACGCTTATAATCACGTTTATAATTAGGAGATGATGGCATCTTTTACCTCAGTCTTTAAGTATTAGGGTATGAACATTTCGGTAACAGTGACAATCGTATCAATGTTACCAGAATTAGTAGGAGTCACCTGTATCCTATCTCCAGATTGAAGAACTAAGTTAATGTCATTAAGGCTAACATGTGAGGAAGTAGAAGTAAGACTCTTAGTGGATAAAATCTTAGCAGCAGAGGTATCAGTTGCAATATACCATTCAACAGTAACTGTGTTAGTAGTAACGCTACCATTAACAATATGTATAAATACAACCTCGGCACGGCAGTTAGGTGGGCAAGTGTATACTGTTTCAACTGCATTACCTGTGTTATGACTATACACAGAACGCATACGAGCTGGTTTAGAACCGTAGTTAAGTGACATCTAAGACTTACCCCTATGTTTAGCTGTTTTAGCTGCTATCTTCTTAGGCTGCTTGCTGAACTGCTTACCAGCCTTAGTGTCTTTCTGCTTCTTAGCAGTAGTAGCTTTATACTCTTTAGCGGAGAGGGCTTCTCTTGCCTTCTTAGGTAGGTACCGTTCTCCAGTAGCCTTTTTACCTTGGGTAGATGGTTTACCTGACTTGGTACCCCACTTCTCCTTAGTCCACTTATTTAGGCTTGTTTGGCTTTTTGATAGGTTTGACATTGCTTTTAGCCTTTGCGGTTTTGCTTAAGTCCTTGAGGTGGACTAACTTCTTAGAGGACTTAGACATCTTAGCACCAGTCATAAGACTGCCGTCTGGGTGCTTGTGGGTCTTACCTGTGAACAGCGTACCATCCTTTAGGAAATGCTTAACACCTTTCATTACTTGTAACCTCCACCTTTAGCTTTATATTCCTTAGCAACCATCTGTGCCTTACGAGCTGACCACTGTCCAGGCTTACCGCCTTTACCACCAGCCTTGATCTTAGCAACAAGGTTCTTACGCATAGTCGGCTTAGTGTAGTTGCCAGCTGCATTAACAGTTGACTTCTTCTTAACAGCAGCCATTACCACTTTACCTTATCTGCCCAGTAGGCTGCTGAAAGTTTACCCTTAGCAATGTTCTTGCCGTGTCTAGCCTTAAAGCTTTTACGCTTAGCCTTCATGCGATCAGATTCACCCGCTTTAGGCTTGCCTGCTGTGGATGCTCCCTGCTCACCAAAGCGGATGAGCTTAATGGTGTCACCTTCCTTGGCAAGTACGGCGTGGGACTTAGACGAATGCTTGGGAGTACGCTTGGGTTTGTTATAGCCATCAAATGTCTCACCTCTGTAATCAATACTCACTAGAGCCACACACGCTTAGGTGCATCAGGTGTAACACCGTGTGATACATCAAGAGCCTCGACAGCATCACGCATAGTATCGCTAGATAGTCGGATGTTTACATGCCAACCGTCTAATGCTTCCATCTCAGGATACTCCATACCATCGTCATCTGTGATGGTAACGCCTGTGGCCTCATGTAAGACCCCTACAACGTCGATAGCGTAGTCTGCTGTACTACTGACAAAGTAAGGCTCACCCTCTATCTGAAGGCTCTCCTCGCCAGTCTCAGGGTCTACAATGGTGCTGTAGTCCTGTTCATAGAAATCAGATAGGACTGTAGGCATGTCAGCCTCAGCATCTAGCTTGAGGTAGAAGTCGTTCTTCGGAGCTACTACACCCTCTTCAAGGATTAGTTCGTCGGTCATGTTGTTAGCTCCTGTAGCTGTGTAT